ATTTGATTTTTTGCAAAATATGCATAAAAATTTTGATTATATGCATTTACTTTCGGATCGCCTTGTGCCACCCCGTCAGATATATTTTTTATATTTTTTCTATATTCCTGAATGTGTATCAAAGGATAATCTTCATAGAAATTATTCGTTAATCCTGTAGTATTACCATATAAATTAGGATCCGGAAAAATGTATAATTTATTTGGCTCTAGTTTAGCCGTATCTACATGAAATTTATTTTCAGGTGTTGAAAAGTATAACAATCCTGTTTTTTCTGGTTTGAAAAATAAACCAAGTTTTCTTAAAGATACTAAGTTTGATGTTTCTTCTACTGAAGCAGTACCAGGAAAATGCCTATTCAAAAGATTACCAGATGGATTATCTGCTTTAAATAAAATGTTATATTCATAAGAAGATGTATCGTCTCCGGTTTTTATATAGTAAAAATCTGCTCCTATATATTTTTTGATCAATTGACTTTTTAAATTTAAAATCCTTGCGGCATCATCTTTATATGAACTAACGAGATTATAAAGTTTATCACCAGTTTGACAATTTAAATTTACTTGCGTTAAATCATAATTAATTAATATCTTACTGCCTATTTCTTTTAAATATATATCTAATATATAAAATATATATTTTTTAGTTGCTTCATCAAAATCGTAAAAAATATCACCATCTATGGAATTTTGATTAGCCGAAAACAATGATTCTCTTAAGGCTGTCTTTGTTGCATAATCTGTAGCGGATTTATTGGGGTCATTGTCGAAATATGTTGTGTATAGATCGTATAAATCTTCTATTTCTATATCTAAATTATTGATTATTCCATCAATGTCATTTTTTAAATTATTGTAAATTAAATTCTCATCATCAGAAGCTATTACATAGTCTGCCAAATTTTCAATTACAGCATTTTCTAGTGAATTTTTCGTACCTCTTTCTTGATTTTTATAATTACTGTATTTTAATCTTTCTCTTTTATCACTATAAAATTTACATATTTCTAAAATTTTACGAGAATATAGGGGTATTATAATATCGAGATCACTAGGATCATCAAAATTAGCCAAAGACAAAAAACGTCGTTCTTCATATGTTAAGTAATTCAGCGAAATATCTTTTAATAAATCAATATATTTCTCTCTAATTAATTTTTTTCTATAAGTAAAATTAGTTTTCTTTATGTCATTCCACGCATTAATATAATTTTTATATGCCGAATTATATTGATTTGGATTTAATCTTATTTTTACATTTGTTAAAAAATCAAAAAATGAAAATACATTTTTAAAATCCAAAGCTAATGGATCATTACTTCCTAAGGAGGTAATTGAATTTTCAGGTAAAGGCAATTGTAAGGTTAAACCAGTGGCCACATGAATATTTAGAAACTAAATTAATAATTGCCTGACAATAACTCTAAACCTTGAACTAATTCTTTTGTTATAATGTTTTCAGCAATATCATACCATTGATTATATGATGATATATTTTCACTAACAGTTGTAAATGAATCGCTCCAGTTTATTATACCTTCTAATTGCTCATTGGCATACCCAGAATTATATGAAAAAAATGAATAATACTTAGCAATATCTTCATTTGTATAAATTGGGGGCAATACTAAATTCCAACCCCAATGTGGATTATATGATGACAAAGCATAGGTGCTTAATGTTGGATTTATATAATTTGCTGTTAATACATTTGTATTGCATTTGGTATATGTCTGTGAAAATTTTTCATAAGCTATAATATATCCATCACGGCCGCCTGTTAGTATATGTGAATAAAAATTTAATTCATTACCTAAATTTAATCCATATTTTTGATTTGAATAATAGCCATGCTGTTCGAAATTTTCATCAAATTTATTCCGTGCACCTTTCAATTTAGAAAATTTAATAGAAATTAAATCGACTATTCTAAGTAAGTCTCCAGGAAAATTATATGAATTGAATTTATATTGATATTCATTGAACATTTGATACATGGATTGTAATTGATTTACATTGCATGTGTCAATAAATGATATATTATCAACTAAATTAGATATTTTTTCGTACACCTTTTTACCTAATGTGTTGGGGTCGTCATTTATAGTGCCAACACAGCTACTCATAAAATCATTTAATAAAATTTGGCAATCTACAATACTTTCCTGGAATGCAAATGCACTATATTGTGCACTCATATCAAAATTTTCATTCAATTTAGCTATATTGTATTTGCCAGTAGGGGGATTAATGTCAAAAATACTACTACATCCTGATATTTGTGCAAAGCCTGATCTATTTTTTCTGAATTTATTAATATAATTAAAGCCAACCCAATCACCCTGTGCATTTAATATATTTCCATATTCTGTCTCAGGCACGACCTTCAATGGTATTTTAAATGTTATATCTGAATTTTTTTTATTGAATCCTTTTATATCATTGTCTGCTATATCCACAACCATAATATCATTATTAGTATTACATGCAATACCCACAAAATTACAGTCGGGTGATATATATCCTTCATTTGCAGATGGATATATGATTATTCTATCTATATCAAATTCTTTATTTTCAGTGTCAAAATATAAAATATTATTTTTACTAGAATCATTACTAGATGTAAACCAAAGATCATCATCTGCATCTATTGCGAATGACCAAACTTTATTATCTTCAGGAACAATAAAATATTCCATCTCATTGTCTTCTATTTTCAGTAGCCCATCTTGCCCAGTAAATTCTGTATTTTTCAATAAAACCCATGTTCTATTTTTTGCGTCACAAATTATATTATATGGCTGAAAACCAAGATCAATTGTATATATATTGGTCAATTCGCCAGCACTTGTATATTGGCATATAAATGAAGATAGAGGGTAGTTGTAAGACACCCATGCATTATCTTTCATATCTATATCTACTGTAGCGGGCAAAATTGTATTAGAACCAGCAAATCCATTTAATGATTCATATAAATTAATATCATCTACATTTAAATTTTCTTTATTTGGTTTTGCATAAAATAATATCGTACCATTACTACTTAATTTGCATACACTAACACTGTCGTGCATTGTTGTCCATACATTTTCCTTAGAGTCTGCAGCGAGAAAGCTTGGGGATGAAGATAATGGCAGTACTTTATCAAAAACTTTTGTTCCTTTATTTGTATATTTTGATATAATATCTCTGTCTGAATCAGCAAACCAAAAATAATTTTTATTTGTGCTATCTGGGACTACAATAGAACAATATATACCTGACAAATTTGTTGTATTTTTTAATGTATCTGTAGTTCTTTTTGGTAGTAAATTTAAGTCATTAACATATTTGAAATTTATTAAATGAAAATTTGTACTAGCAGGATTTGATATAGCACCATTTAGTGAAATAATATAATAGTATTCCTTGCTTTCTGCATTTACATGTGCACAAATTCTTACATTGTCTCTAATAATTTTAGGAACAATATAACCTTTAAAAAATCCTAGCTTCTCATAAGTTTCAAATTCACCATAATCTTCATATACATCTATAGCATCGTATATGATTTCGTTTGTCGTCGCATCAGTCAAAAATATTTTAATAGAATTTAAAAATGATTCTTGGTATTCGGGTATTAGTTTTAATTTACTGATAGATTTTACTGGATAACCGCTCAAATCCTTTATTTTTACAACAATTGGAATTTTCTGCCCTAAAAATTTATTTTTCCCTATATTAAATGAATCAATAATAATTGTGCCCTCACTGTCTATACCATTAGATGTTATAGATAGGAAACTAGGTGCTTTACTATCTATGATGGTTGGTGTATATACAGCTGTAGCTACTGTATTTAATATGGGGAAATTATTAATAAATTCATATTTCTTGCTATCAGCATCAAAAAATGTTGATGTGTCAAAATATGATAATATGATTACAGGTGGTATAATTTTATCGACTGGTGTTTTTACTATATCATCAATATAGTAAACGGTTCTGCGGCCCGAGGTTCCCGCTAATACAGCGCCTTCATCATTTTTTTGACAAAAAACTATTTTTTTTGAACTATCCAACTTCACATAAATTTCACTATTATCTATTGTCTTAAAACTATTAACGGGTGTTGGGTCATATGATGATAATATATTATTATATTCCGAAATTAAAAATCGTGATGATGCCTTTAAATGAGAATATTTGTCTCTTTGGTATGCATCAACATCCAGTAGTGTACCACCCGTAGCAGAAGCATATAGTAAAATTGTAGATCCTGATGCTGAAAGTGTATCAAATGTTTGCCAACTATTATAACGCGTTATTACAAATGGTGATTCTACATGTGAAGCCCTTATATTAGGATATTCATCTGCAGATAATACCAACGTATCTGGTATATAATCTTTGACTAATACATTTTGACAAAAGGTTGATTCAAAACCATTACCGCTAGTGCCGTAAAAATAACATTTTATACTATAAGTACCCGGTATTTTATATGCATGTGTAGCAGTTATATCTTTACTGAAGGTACCATCGCCGAAATCCCATAATATATTTGTATTTGATGTAATTAAATTATCACCAGAATCAAACTTGGGTATAAACGTAAATGGTGTGATGGGTAATGTATATGAACTGGTAGTGCTAGTACCAGTATAATTTTTAACCAAAAAATAAAGATATCGTTTTTGTGTGTCTTCCATTATTATAAAATTTGTATTTTATTAATTAAATTGCTTTTTTCATATAAAAACGGAAATTGGAAATATTGCATTCTGTAATTCTGTGAAATGCTTTCATATGTAGATTCTTCATATGATGGATTCCAAACAATAAAATTTAATTTAGATATTGATATTGATTCATTTTCATATTCTCTGTATGTTTCTAATCTAGCGACACCGGGAATATTCAAAATACTTTGCGATAATTGTGCTATATCTACAGTTGCCCCCAAATAATTATTTGACGAATTAAAAAAATCTGATATAGCTGTTGCAACACTGCTCTTTATTAATTCTTTTGATGTATTAAAATTGTTATCTCTATATATTCTCAATATTGTTTCACTTCTTGTATCATTAGAGATGATCTCATTTTGAAATGGTAGTCCAATATCAAATGCTAGATATACGGGGTCACACACAACTATATTTTGATTAATTAATTTATTATTTTCAAAAGATTGTGCGATAAATTGTTTTTGTGAAGCCGGTAAAGAAAGTGGAGTAACTTCATTTAAAATATTATTAAATTTAGGTACTACAAAACAATATATATTGTTGAAATCACAGCTATCAGTGAATAACACTTGATTCATTAATATTTTTTCGTCTTGATTGGGCTTTTCAAGGCCAATATCATAAAAATATTTTAAAAAATATTTTGTATAATTTTGATTATTAACGACATATGTATCATGTATGATGTTTGAGAACGCGGCCATGATTTTGGTTTTGAAATCATTTGTTGTCACCGTTCTGTTTTGTGTCATGAACATAAGCGGTGCATTTGCTTTTATCTCACTTGACGATTCGTGTGTCTTGAAATCAGAAGAAGGTAAGTCATTATCTATGTTAATTAATTCTAATTGATTAATGTCAATAGAAGTGGGTCCTACTTTTTTAATGTCATTATATATATAAGACCACCTATTATTGAAAAAAAGACTTAATGGTTTGCCTGCTAATAAATTATTGCCTATTTTTCCTGAATATCCTCTACTAGCTAGATAATAAATAGCAATTAAATCGCCTGGATTTAATTTTTTTCCATTTACATCATTACCAAATTTCACTTCATAATTATAATTTTCATTAAATTTCTTTTCAAAACATAATTCTCTAGTTTTTTGTCCGTATAAAGTGTCTACTTCTTTCCATTCTTGCCATTTTTGTGTGTATACATCTTTTACAAATACGAAAATATTATTATGATCTATTAAAGTGCGCTGATTTAAATTGGATGTGTCTTGTACTACAATAGGTATTGTTTCAAATGATTCGCCTAATGCTGTTACTGTGGGATATTCTTTTACGTCGCCTTGATATAAAATATAATTGTTAGTGACGGTTTCTAGATTTTGTTCGCCGTCAGCATTTTTTTCAAAAAATACATCCTCTGTGAATACGTAATTTGAACCATCAACACCAACTGATGTAAATCGTGGTAAACAATATGACCCATTTGATAAACCACCACTAACCAAAAATTGTGATATTGGCAAATTTGCTGTGTGATAACCGTGTGGTTTATAACCTATTAACGAAACAATTTTATTAATATTTTCAAATATCTCAGCTTGAGAAAATGTAGCTTCTGAAGCTGTTTGATTTAAATAAAACATTAAAACGTGATACATATAGGCAATGATATCAACCAATGCTGATATATTACTACCTTCAAAGTCTATATCTTTAAATGCCTCTGACTGTTTTAATCGATTTACGATTAATTGTTTCATACTAACTGCATCAAATGCAGCGTAGGCATTATTAGGTAAATTAAATTCTGTAAAATTAGAAATTGCCATATTATATATAAGAAAAACCTGAGTTATTTAATGCACCTATTAAGGTTGCATTTGTTTGATTTAAAGTTGGTAATGATATTATAATTTGTATATCATATTGCTGATTATCCGGGTCTGGTATAACAGATAAAAAATTTATTTTAATTCTGGGTTCATATTTTTCTAACTTTGTAGAAATTATTGAAGCAATGTCAGATGCCCTGGTATTGGTAATTGGATCAAACAAAAATTGTTTAAGATTTAAACCAAAATCCGGATTCAATATCTTTTCACCCGGCATTGTATTGAATATATTTTTAATTGAATTTTTGATTGCTGAATAATCATAATCCATTACAATATCGTTAATTTCAGGATATTGTCTGAGATTTTCTTTAATTAAATATTTTTTACGTATATCTAAATGAATATCTTCATAAGTGTACACAACTTCCGGGGATTGGGAAATTGGTAATCCACTTATTTTGATTGAAGCCATAAAAATATTTAATTCATGAGTAAATAATAGCATGAAGAAGAAGTTTGATACTATTTTTGAAGCAGCGGTAACAAGATTTTCACGTGGTGGTTATTTGGTAGGTGATTATGTGAAGTTTGCTAAAGGTTTCAAAAATCATGATGCCTATAAATCTTTAGGATCAAATATCAAACAATTGCTTGACGAAATGGAAAGCTCTAAACTCCATTTACGAGTTGTAGGTATTGTTGATAACAATACACCACGTTATCCAGGTAACCCGGATACAATGACGGGAGACGTTACTTTAGATATTGCCCTAGATAACGGGGGTGGTCGTTATACACATTATACAAAAATTCCCGCGTGTTGTGTTGAAGCCATGGAATTAGATGGTGTGAATTACCCAGCTTTTGATGATTCATTAGTCCGACCCAATGGTACACAAATTAAACCAGTTGAATATTCTATAAAAGAAACTGAATCGTTTAAATCTGATAAAGGTGGTAATGTTTCCTCCATAGATCATACGTTACCAACACAAAATATCAAAATTCCTAGTAATCAACCCGCTACAGATAATCCGTATACTACAAATTATTTAAAAAATTTTTAAGGCACGAAAATCTTATTAATTTGTAGTATACACGCAAAGAAATTAATTTCTTGGTCAACCACAAATGCATGTCTATACATGTATTCTGTAATAATTAATATCAATTCTCTTTTATTGTTAATTGTATTATTATTATAAATGTAATGTATAAGACTCTTTAAAAGGTTATGATAATCAGATTGAAACACGCTTTCATTTTGAATATAAAAACGACGACAATCAAATGGATCATTAAGTTTTTCTACTATTTCTTTGATGAAATCATTCTGAGCTGTTTGATTTACAATCTGTAATTTGCCAGATGTTGAATTTTTTTGCAATTCATTAATAATTTTTCTAAAATCAGGAAAATTTTGTTTAACTAATTCTACAAATAGTGGTTTTTGTTCATCATCAACTTGAATACCTTCTTTTTTAAGAATCCCAAAACAATGTTTCAGTACATCTTGAATATTATGATTAAAATTCAAACTAATGCATCTAGATTGTATAGCAGGAATAATTTTATGTTTGTAATTTGCTGTGAGAATAAATCGGGTATTTGCAGCGTATTCTTCCATGACGTTGCGAAGAGCGCGCTGTGCTTCACTTGATATACCATCAGATTCATCTAATATAACTACTTTTATATCACCATTTAATGAACGGGTTTGTGCAAATGAAATTACTTTTGTTCTAATAGTATCAATACCATTTTCATCTGATGCATTTATATAAAGATAATCACATTCTAAAATATTGTTTACGATAATCTTAGCTAGGGTGGTTTTTCCTTGTCCGGGTGAAGATATCAATAAAAGATTTGATATTTCTTTTTTTAATTGATATGATTCAATGACACGGCGCGTTTCAGCCGGTAAAATAATATCATCTAGTGTTTTGGGTCTGTATTTTTCGACCCAAATATTATCAAAATTCATAATATTTATTTTCCAGAAGAACCAAACCCTTTATCACCACGAGTTGTCTCAGTAACCGAGTTTGCCCAAATTGCTTCGCCATTTACTAATGGATAAATTACTAATTGTGCAACTCTATTTCCTTTTGCAACAGTGTAATCTGTATCTGTATGATTGAATAATTTTACACCTAGATCACCTCTATATGCATTATCAATGATGCCGTTGAATGCTGTAATCCCAAATTTAAATGCCATGCCCGACCTACTTTCAATACGAATCCAATATCCTGGATTGAGGTCGGCTAATGTCAGACCAACAGGAACTACCGCTGAACCTCTAGCAGGAATGACAATATCTTCAACAGATGTCATATCATATCCACTATCATTAGAATTATTTTTTGATGGCAATACAGCATCTGGATGTGTCTTCAGAAATTTGATCATATAAAAATTATAGGTGATGCATTATCATTTTTCAATAAATATTTTTATGTCTGATGAAAATTCTTTAGATTCTGTTGATTCATTAATCAATCAATTAAAGTCGATACCAAAAGCAACAAAAGAAATTAATCATGTTAATGATGAATTGACAAAAGAAAATTTAGAAGAGTTTATCTTGAAACACACAGGCAATTTAGTAAAACAAGCTTCTGAATCAGTGACCTTAGTTAGAGATTATGTAGAAGCGTCACCCAATGCTGAAGAAGTGACTGCTTTAGCAGAATTAATTAAAGCAACATCATCTGCAGTTGAAAGTTTAAATCGCATTTTAATTACAGATAAAAAGACCAATACAGCTATAAAAATCAAAGAAATGGATAATAAAAGCAGACAAAAAGAATTGGATGCTGTAATTGGTTTAAAAATAAGAAGTACTCGTGAGGAACTCATGAAACAACTGCTACATGCAACAGTAGTCGAAGAAGTTAAACCACAATTAAATAATTCAACTTATGATGAAGTTTGTGTAGATACTAATCCAGCGGGTGTTCTGTTGGATACCAAGCCTTGGAACCAATCTGGTGTTTGATTTAATGAATTTTTTGTTTTATCTGGACCAAATGGTGTGAATGTATTACGGAATGTTCCGAAATCTATATGTATGTGATCTCCTTCCCAACCCAGACCAGCAGCACCTTGTCTCATCCAAAATGTAACAAATCTTTTCGCATACTCACTATCTGTTTTTAATTTAGGATTTGTATTGAATCCAAAATCTACAGCTTCACCCAATCCATGTGCTCCTCTATCGCCTTCTCTATATGCCGAAGTAATTTTTAATGTTGAAAATTCTGGTATATCTAACATTTGACACAACATCAATAATAAGCTACTATTAACCATCACAGTTCCAGATGAATTTTTTATTTTAGCTCCATTTGAATTTTGTTCTATTCGGGAAATGCATAGATTACTTACTACTGGTTTTTCATCATTTATTTTTTTAATTCCAATAGCATTAGGTGACAAATCATAGGGGGTTGATTTATGTGCATCTGGTCTTTGTAAATTTGGTTTTACAATGGTGTAATCGTCAACATAGGTACCACCGCTTACTGTCAGTGTACGAATGCTTAAATTTTTATTAATAGGTACAGCAACATTCATTTCAGGATTAAATGGATTATACCTTGCCATATAATCTGTAATTCTATAACAATCACCTAAAAATGTTCTATTATTCGACACACCATTTGAATATGCAGCCATAGTGCTTTGAAATACACTGGGGCTGGTTGCCCCCAAATATACAGCACCAGATTTATCACTAGTTTCACCTTTTTTAGCTAATGACTCTAAACTATGTGTAGATACAAAATTATGCAATCTCTCCCTAGATTTATCCAAGAACGCTTTCATACTAGTGTAAGCTGTTGCATGTGCTTCCAATACTGCAGTAGGTATTTTATTGTATTTTTCTAAAGACAACGGTGATGGTGGTGGTGAATCTAAATTTTTATCTTGTGGTGGCGAATTATGAATTGAATTAGCTAAACTAAAATCATAAATTGAACCAACTCTATTTGAAAGATTTTTAAAGTAATTACATGATGATTCACACTCTTGCATTAAGGCTGCTAATCTTGATAAAAAATCACGATCATTATCAATATTTGAGTCACCAAAATCTCGGGCTGATAAACTATAATCTTTTCCTGATAAATTTTCTACTTTAGAAAATCCGCTGCCTGTTTCATTTAAAATGCGATCTCTATACAAGGGTGGTAAATTTCGTATTTTATCACGATAATAAATAATATGTTCGGTACTTAATTTGGGTGCATCCAAAAGAAAATGTTTTGTAAAAGTACGCAACGCCCCTATTGTATCTGGATCTGTATCTATTTTTTTCCAAAGATATGCTAAATTTATTTCTTCTGGAAATTCATCTACCAAATAACATAGATTTGGAACGTTTTCACGTAAAAATTGCGGACTATCACCTATTGTAATAGTTTCTAAATATTCCGGAAATCCTGTTCGTGTAATCATAATGCTCTAAAAACTAAGTCCTGAACCAAAATCTATTGCGGTGCCGGGTTCTTCACTACTAGCCGACATTTCTCTGATTTTCTTGTCTAGTGCAGTACTAGACAGATCTCTTACTTTCTTTTGTGATGTTGGTGTAGGTGATATTAAATCGCTTAATTTATTTGGTTCATTAGCTTGTATATTGCCATTAATTAATGCCAAATCATCTTTATTTAGCAATCTATAGGGTTTGATTGTTTCAACTCTATTAATATACGCATTGTCAATAAAAATATGTTTCACACATGTTACTAAATGTCTGCCTAAGTGTTTCATGTCAAAATCAGTAGGTGAATTTGGATTTAATTCATTTTTTTCTTTATCAAATTTTAAAATATCAACAAAAGTAGCCGATTGTCTAGCAGCAGATCCCCTGCATTTTAATATATATGTATAATTCAAATTTAATAAATTAGCTAATTTTTTTAATTCAAATTGTGCAACTGTCATATCAGGAGACAAACTATCTGTTCTTTGTTTCCACATATCTCTCATGTGTTGATTATTTTGTGGCAAATAAAAATTTTCCTTCAACGCATAATTATTAAATAAGCTTTCAAAAGGTTTTAAAAATTTCTCTTTGTATGTATTGATAATAGTATCAGGTGCTAGGATTTGTGTATCATATAAAAATGAACCATATGCTCTCGAATAAACTGATATGCTTTCTTTGGCAAAAAAATCTAACACCAATGCTGCAGCTGGTGGTTCTATATAAAATTCTTGAATTGACGAATCTGAACCGTTTTTACCAAATTGTGACACTTCACTTACTCTAGATAAATGTGCATAATTAATATTAGCACCTTTTGTATAATCTACTTCAGACCCCATTTCATCATTATGTGTTGATCTGCCAAAATGCATTTCTTCATTACAAAAATTTTGATGATTTTTAAAAAGAGTCTCGTAAGAAATTAAACCAAAAGCTTTTTTTACTCTATCATATCGCAATAAACATGGGCTATTATTATGTTTATGAAATTGTAAAATATAATTTAAAACCTTTATGTTTGGAATAGTGCCTGCTAGTGAAAGGTTGATATTTAAACTATCATTAGATTCAAATATTTCAGCAGCATTCTTATCTTTAATAAACAATTCTTCTCCCATTTCAGGATATACTGATTTTAAAATTTGTCTTATCCATTCTCCTGTACTTTTTGAATTACCTGTATTCGTATTAAGATAAGAAAAGCCGGGCATTGCTTTTTTAATTTCACTATAATTAAAAAAAGTTTCAGATAATTTATATTCTTTAGATTCAACTAATTTTAATTTCTTGCATATAGAATTTTGATAATTAACATCAACACACTCTACTATAACAAAATCAAATTTTAATTGAAAATCTTCATTAGTTAATGGTGGTTTGGCGTTAATAGGTGTTTTCGGCGCTATAATCAAAATCAACCTATCTCTTCCATTTCCTAGATAAGAATATTCTTTATCAAAAAAATTAATATCATTAGACAATATAATTTCTGCTGTATGAAATGGGTGATATATATTATCAGTTATTTCAATATAACGAAAAGCTTTGCCTCTTAATGGCAATGTATTTTTATTTTCGTATGAATCATTTATGAATGTACCCAAAACAACATAATCATCACCATTATATTGGTAATCTACTCCTGTATCTGATGACATGTCTAATGATAAACTCATTTTTTAAGATTTATTTTTTAAAGACGATAATATAGCATTTAAATATTGTTTTTTTATGATCTTAATGGTAGAGCCAGGCGATATCAATTTGACAGCGTTTTGCACGTTATTGCATAATAATATTAACCACCATAGATGCATGTCGCCATATATTTGATAACTTAATGTTGTTAACGGCATCGAACTTGGAACATTGTAATATTCAAATACATTTTCATCTATATTAGGAGGCATTGTTATTTTATTGCCTAAATTATAAAAATAATAAACATCATTATTATCATTTGAATCTTTATATAGATTCAATACATTTTCAAAATATTCATCTGGGTGAGATATGGTTATTTTTTCCATATAAAATTACCTTATTGTGTTTTTTCCCTAGCTGCTACTGCTGCCGCATATCTCTCTTGTGCAGCTTCTTTTTCTGAAGCATTTTCTTTCATAGCTGTTTTAAATTCAGCTTCTGTGCCATACCATTTTTTTTCTGGTGTATCGGTTTCTATAGTTGTTGATGTAGTAGAAGGTGGTGGCATATAATAGTTGTTCATATTCATTTGGCCTTTGAACATATTGGCATCAAATTTTAATAGTGATGTAAATGTTATCGATACACTATATGCTTCTGGAAAAATATCATTGTTATAATAACTTTTATTTCCTATATGCTTGACATCATACCCTGATACATAGCAATACGGCATAAAGACTTTTCCTGGTATTTTTACACTATATATTCTAGAGGGATCCACAGCGAGTAAACTCTTGCGGTGTGGCATATTATTAAGACCAAATATCTTTACAAATTTCATATTTCGCTCAGTCTGATAACTATTCACCGTATTATAGAGAGGAAAATTTATTGAAACCGAAGGTTCCCCTACAGCATTAAAATCATAATATTGAGGTGTTTGTATATACGCGCCAGGCATCATCAACGCAGGTAATTGAGAAATTGCCTTTAATGCATTTTTTGCAGCTTCACCAGCATCAATTGCTCCGACACCAAAATCAAATTTTAAGTAATCATTTGTATCACTAAATTTATTTGCTAATGATAAAAATGTGTCATCCATATATGGAAATATAAATCTTTTACCAGTTCTCTTTACTGTATAAAGATGATTATATTTTTGTTTGAGATTAAAATCTCCTTCAAAATCCATTTCACTTTCTTGAAATAGTGATTTCATTGATTCATATTTTTTTGCCTTTTCAGATGCATCTTGTATTCCTTTTTTAATTGCGTCTGCGCCTTGATCATATATGTTAGCCCATTTATCCTTAATAGTGCTATCTGCAAATTGTACTACAGCATTATCACCTATTGCAGCTATAGCAAATTTTAAATTTTGAATCATTGGTGATGTAATAATATCATATTCTGTCGCTATCAATCTTGGAATAAATGGTGTTATATTATTTTTATTTTCTGATATAGTCCAAAAATAATATTCTAATATATTATATTCATCAAAATTTGATACCAACTTTGTAATTGATTTTATGTTTGTATTATTTAAATTATTCAATTGCAAAAATGATTCTGATTGTCTAGAACGTGAATCACTGGCTAGGCTTAATTTCCTATCGCCATCAAACGAATTCTGCATTTTCACATTTAAAATTGAATTGTCTGCCATATATTATGATTTGGTTAAATCCGTGATTATCTTCGTACTATCAATATAATTTTTTTTTGTTAATGAATAATTATCAATCATTCTTATAGAGGTATCATTTACACTAGGAACATTAATCGTTTTCTTATTTAAATTTTGTGATATAAAATAAAGTATCTCGTTATTTTTTTCTAGTATACTGTTTTGTACAACCATCATTTCCATTTCTCTTTTCGATATATCAATTAAAACATTTGTAATTTCTTTTAATTCTGAAGTTTCTACTTTTAAAATTTGTGTTATTTGTGGTTGATTTTGTCCTGAGTTTGTTAAATTAATTGGTGCATTTAACTTGTCTGGTATAGTATTATTATTTTTTAAATTACTATTTTCCCATAACCATCTAGGTGTAATTTTTTTGAATCCTTCTTTAAAATTTCCTTCTGCAAAATCATCTATAGCAGATAATAAAGTGCCTACACCTGGTATGCTCAATAACATTTCTTTTAAATAATCATAAGCCTTACTCCATATAGGAGTACGTGATTTGCCTATATTTTCTCCTCTAGTTTCGGTTTCATTAAAGAAAAATGAGACCAAGTCACCTATAACGGGTATAGCTGTTGCTAAACTAATAAATCCTTCTTTCCATCTATCATTTGTGAAGTGATCTATAGCTCTTATAGTAGAGCCAATATAAGGCCAATCATATATTTTTTCTGCAATACTATTGTAAAAGCTTCCTATATATGCCCATATGCCGCGACCCTCTCTTCTGTCTTTTATACTTTGTTCAGTTGTACCTGAAGCATCTCTCCAAGCATTCAATACACTTAATCCTATTGATATAGCAGTACCTGCTATCGGTACGTTTACTGCTAATGCCGAAGCAATTTCTATTAAACCCCCTGTAATATCACCTTTCTTAAATCTGTCATATGCAAAATAGAGAGTAATTAAAGTACCTATTATCGGTAATTTAGATAAAAATTTTATACCACCTTTGAAAAGAGACGACATCCAACCACCGCCTTTGAAAAAATTACCCAAAGATGGTATTTTTATTTTTGATATTTTTTCATTAATACCACCAAAATTTAATGCATTGCCTAATCTAGTAAACAATCCAGAAACACTTTCAGTTATTCTAGTTACAAAATTTTTTGTATTTTTTATAAAAGGCAACTCATTAAAAGACAGAATTTTTTTAAACAAAGTATCTATACTGCTCCTTATATTATTAAATACCGATACAAAAAAACCTTTAAGTGGAAAAATTAATTTTTCTTCTAATAGTTTATAAATTTGACTATTTTTGATAAAATCTGTCACTAGTGACATTTTTTTAATTAAATTTTCTTTTGTAGTTGTAAACCATTTAGTTAAAAAAGGTATTTTTTCTTCCAAAAATGCATATGGCCATTTTACTAGATTTAATATTTTTTCTCCTAATTCAATAAATGTCAGTTTTGAAAACGGTAATAACCTAGCTCCAAGCTTCCCCAATAAATCTAATGTACCTTGCCATGGGGCAATTTCTGCATTCATAAAATGACTCAATGCAGCCAATAACGGCAATAATTTCAATAACCCACTATAATTATTTTTGACTGGCTGATCTTCTTTTATGTTTTTAGTTTTTTGGCTTGGTAATATCTTTGTAAATAAAGAAGTACGTTGTTTACTTTCTTCCCTATCACTAATATCTTGGCGTAATTTTTTAATTTCTCTTGATACTTTTTCTGTGTGATATATTTGCATATCCATTCTATCTAAAAATGATATACGCATATCATCAATTGATCTAGCTATGGAAGACACGTGTGTTACTCTATCATATATTTGTGCTAGTTTTTTATGATGGTTTTCCTCAGACCGCGATACATTTTTTTTAAAAGAAAAATAATTACCTAATACTGACAACCAATTCGACTTTTTGTTTTTCTCTTGATCATTCCTGTTATCAAAATTACTTGGATCACTTTGTTTTTGCAGAAAATCTTTTAAAGAATCATTAGATGATGTTAATTTAGCTAATGATTCTTGTATTTTTTGAAAAATTGATGCATCTTCTGCCATCCTTAATATTTAAGGATGGATATCATTAAACGAATAGTGAAGCGTCTAGTGGTATTTTTTCTTCATCTACAGTAATATATGCTTCCTCTGCATTTCTGATATTTTTAGAGATGACATTATTCAATTTACTGACAGTTGAGGCTGGTAAACTACTGACCAAGCTTAAAGCATCATTAAAATCTAAATCAGATACATTAATTGACGTGTCATCTACAGTAATTGTATTAATAAATTTTGTTATTTCATAAAGATACATATCACCAATGACATTTGATAATTTTGCATCATTATTTTTTTCAATATTTTCTAATAATTTTTTATTAAATTTATCGTCGGAATCTAAACAAGGAATAGATGCTGAAATTACTAATGTATTTTCTTTGCATGTAAAAACTTCGTCACAATCCATATCCATTTTCTTATTTGATAATGGTTGTATATCTATTTTTTTTCCATTTAAATCTAAAGGTTCTGCAGAAAATTTGTTTCTTAAACCAATTATAATTGGTATTCTGTCAATTATTTTATATGTGCATGGTTCTACACTATTTTCTTTTATAATTTGATTAATTACCAGGTTAAATTGAAGTGCTGATGATACATCATTATTAATTCCCGACTTTAAAATATCTTTTTGTTGTTTTAACGTTAGAGGTTTAAACTTTGTGTGCTTCTTTAAGCTGGGAATGTATACATTAATGTAATTTTCATTATTAATTTTCTGCAATTTCGAAATTAAGTCATTAACTACCATGTATTATATATTAAAGTGGTAATGGATATCCACTGTTCTTCTTCTTTTCTGCTTCTTCTTGTTTCTTAATTTCTTTATTTTGTAAATTTATAAACAATTTTGATTCATTAAATGTCATAGACATGAAATGATCATATGATATATGCATTTTCGTAATTAAATTGAATTGCATTTCGTAAAAATTCATTAAATTGTCATGATAAATCAATTTTAAAAAATCAAATAATGAATTATTGTATACATTAAGTGGCCATTCTTCAATTGAAGAATACATTTTCTTATCTAATATGGAATAATTATCTAATAAATTCTTAGTGTTTATAACATAATTTTTGATATATGTGAATATATTAGCTGGTAACATACTAGCTAGATCAATATCACGCATATGAGACATGTTAAATTCATCAATTTTTGCTATAGTGGCGTGATATATATCTATAGATTCATCAAAATATAAATTTTTTGGTATAGATAATTCATATTTTATATTGTCAGCATGAAAATGTTTATTTGATAAATTCAAATCAGTTAATTTTGTTAATATATTATCTATATTAATTTTAAAATTAGTATTTTCTTGCAATAGGTCTATGTTTGAACCTAGCGAAAGCGCTCTTAATTCTAATAAGATGTAAAATTTATCTATATTGGATAGATCTGTTGCATCGATATTTGTTAATTCTGTTATTAAAAAATTAAAATAATATTCTATATCATACGAATTATTATTCTCTAAGTATTTTAAAAGATCCAAATAATAAAAATTAGAAATTTCTCTTAACGAAATTTTTTTTTTACTAAATGGGAGATTAAAAGATATTTTAAAATTCGAATTTAACATTATGTCAAGATATAAGTATAATAATTATATATAAATCCTACATCTTTTTCAACTATTTTTTCTTCTCCGTAATTTAATTTAGAACCTTCACAAGAAAATGGTATACAATCGTAAAAATTATGTATTTTTCTTAAGGGTTTATTTTCACCTTTAGTATATTGGCGTATTTGTATATTTGCCTTGAGTGACGGCACTCCTGGTATTTCAGCTAAGCCTCTATATCCACATGCTGCAATCCATGGTCTCATGAGTGCGTCTGTGATATCTAAGTTAGTTTCTAGCAATTTTAATGATAATTCTCTTTTACCTGACCTTCGTGACACGACTGATCCTTGGAGGAACCCATTAGCACCATCCATGCCTATAGTTTGCAATTCTATCGCTTCCTCAGGCAATACTGCTTCACGCGCATAGAACATACCTAAACCATCTTCTGATGGATTTGCGCGCGTTCCGAGTATTTTACGCACCTGTTCATGGATCATAGCATTGTCTAGCATACTATGATCTGTTTTGAAATAATTTTTTAAAACACTAAAAAACCCATCTATACCTAATTGTGGTTGGATATTGACAACCCACTGCGTCTGCAGAGGGATATTCATGTCCCAATCAGACAAATTATTTAAAAAATGATCTCTCGGGGAATATATTGTATCCACAAATAGGATTATTATCCTAAGAATGCATTAATATTTGGGAATGCATTGTTAAGATTATTTGTAATGAATTCACCTGGTCGCTTTGTTTCAAAGAAATGATAGGCAAATGTCGCATCAAAACTCTTAATTGTTCCGGTACCTTCAGCAATGTCAAAATCCATTTCACCTACGCTACGAATAGATGCACCATATAATGTATATTGCAATACAGGATTTAATTTTTTATCTAATTGAACTAATTCAATAAAACTATTGCGGTCTGGTGTATTATAAGTACCGGTACTAGTCGCATCATTGAACACAGCACGTGTTTCGGCGATTAATCTTTCTCTTAAAATAGAATTTGCATCACAATAAAATGAAAGAGTAAACGCTTCGGAATTTGGATATGTTGCAATACCAGGTAAGTTGAATGTCATGCCCATATATTGGGTAGTCAAATTTTCAATATCCCTACCTGGCAGAGTTGCTGACTTCACATATACTAATTCGTCTTCACCTAAGAACATAGTTCCGGTGCGAATCATCATCACACGAAATAGATAATCTCGTGCAAAGTCAGCAATTGCTGCCTTATCATAAAAATTCCTAATGGTTTGTGTTGTGTCTGCCATATTCTTATTTATGTTTTAATATAATTAAACGCGAGGACCGCCAACTAATTCATTAAAGTCAGCACCTGTTCTTGTAGCGATAAAGTTCACTAATATAAATTCAGATGCACGTACTGGTTTAATGTAAATATCAACAACTAATTCATTATTATCTATAGATTCGGGTGTATTATTTCTGCGATCTGAAACAATCATGTAATCTGCTAATCCATCTGTGGATTTTGCAAAATTAAATATTGGATTCAGTGCATTTACTAAACGTGTTCTAGTAAATGTTGAATTAGGTTCAAATACAAAATATTTTACTGTCTTTTTTGTAGCCTTTTCCAAATATAAGAATAACCTTCTCACATTAATGCGGTCAAATGTACTTGGTTGTCGTTGCATGGTCTTCTGACCGTATATGGTGATGCCATCTCCAGGGAAGAATGCAACAGGATTAATAGCAATTTTATATAGTTGATCTCTTTCCTTTTGTTTAGGCGCAACAGCTAATTCTAATACATTGCGAACTTTGCCGCGAGTAAATCCTGCCGGTGCATACCATGGATAGAAATTAGAATCTGTATTCACAAAACTAGAAGCTGCAAATCCTGAGAATGGTACCCACACATTCAATCCAGCAACAGCATCATAAATTTTTGCCCAGTTGCCATAAGTGCATGAATAATTTGAATTAGCTAATTCAAATAAGTGTTTTAATGAAGAATATATATCACGCGAAAATGAATTGCTAGCATTAGGTAATACTTTGCTGTTTTCACCTTTAACGAAAATTTGACGTAATGGATCTGCTATGAACATACAATCTTTTCGTCCTTGTGAACAAAAAGTATCAAATTTAGAGAAAATAGTATTATAAAGTGCCCTTAGATCTTGTGTCGCGTCAGATGGCGAATTGTATTCGCCAGTGGATTTCAATAATTCTAATCCTGCTGCAAAATTTGCAGTAACAACTGTGTCATCAAAGTAAGGTAATTTATTTGCACAGCATGTTGTGAAAATTGTACCTAGGCCCCCTTCAACAACTAAATCTAGATCAAATAATTCATCATTTTCTACTTTATATAAGGCATTTTCAATCTTGGTCGGCAAATCACCAATTTCTTTTGTTGTTATGTTTAGATTAGTATAAGGCCCAGTAGGATATAGAGCATCTACTGTTTTTAGTTTTGTAGATAGTGCATTGTAGTCTAGGAAGTAACCACCAAAACGCTTACCATTTTCTTCATTTTTATCAGTTAATGATTTGAGTGCTGAATTTGTATATAAACGAACCTTTTTACTAGGAACGCCTTGCGCATTTAACCATGTATCACCGCCTCTATTTGTAATATTATCATTTACTAAAATTTTAATAGATCTACTTTCTTTTTGAGGTGAAGATATAAAATAAGATACAGCAGAACCTCCGTTTGTATCTTGAATTTTTCTATTGTAATCTAATGATCCAATAAAATTGCGTTCAAGAACATAATCCATTTTAATTGCATCTGGTGTATAAATGGAACGACGCAATTTATATAAACTAATTGATAATGTATCGTCAAATTTTTCAGATGTTGAATCTGTGAAATTGAAGAAAGTGCGCTCGAGATTATAAGATATATTTGAATCATCACGATTAATACCAATATCATTACCACCTGAAAGGGCAAAATTTAAACGTTCTTCAGGAATTTGAGTAAACCCATCACCATATAAACCATTAGATGGTGCAGTCTGTGTAACAGTATATGCTTTTACGATACTATCGTGATCTGTAGTAGGTTCAGCATTTGTATTGTCTGTGATGGCGGCATAAAACCCTTCAGCTTGTGCTTCTGTCACAGTCTGACCCCTATTCAAAATAATTAATCCAGCCTTACCGAAGTCAGCAATTGAATTAATATTTGTAATATCAACTGATGATGTAGCCCAATTGAATGCCGTACCTTCAACCACTGCATTATATTGATCTAAGGTCAATTCGAAAAACTTAGGCGCACCCAAAATGTAAGTACCTGAAACAACATCTAGGGTATTAGTTTGATATACATCTGCAGCAGAGAAGAAAGACGATTTTAGATCAGTGGCTGCTGATACTGCTTGTGTACCATAAACAGATAGCCTATCAATCAATGTTTGATACTCTAGTAATGAAAATTTTGCATAGTCTGCACTATCAAACGCAATTCCATTTGCAGTTAATGAGATAATATCCACTGCACTCAAACCGCCTCCTGTGAGTGTTGATACGGCGGTACCTGCAAAATTAAATGCAGATGCTGGCACAGATTTTGAAGCACGCCATACGTCTGTGCTGCTTTTTTCTAAGGTTACAACAGGATAAACTAACGCTCCAAAAGACGAGCCATAACCATATCCAGAACCAGGCCCATAAGGAATTCTATTTACAAATAAAGTAGCACTAGAATCAGTTACAATTTGCTTTGCTGTGTGATAGAAATATCGTTCTGCTGGTGTAACTGGTGCGCCATAAATTTGTTCTAAATCTTGAAGTGATGTTATTTGAATTACTTCGTCGGTTGGGCCACGCTGGGAGAATCCTGCTAAAAATACATTTGTTCCGGTTGGTTGAAATCCAACTTGTGAAATGTCAATTTCGCGAATTTCGACACCGGGCGACTGAATTGTTCTCATATTGGACTTATTTATGTTTTTTTAAATCATTTTTTATATTAGAACACAATATAGTTCTGAGAATGCAAATTCAAATGAAGATTCTATTTCAGCGGATGATCGATAATTAAAATCTATCCCTGCTAATGATGTTGGGAATGCTCTTTTATACACCCATTTTATAACATCATTGTTATATTCATCTTTACCGTATATGGTTATATCGGTACTATAATCTTTCAATAATGCATTACCTGAAAAATTATCATTTTTATCCACACAACGTGCAAACAAACCACTATCTGCATCTCTCAATGCATTCAGCCAAGTATATATGACCCAATAGTTATTGAACATATTATCTACTGTGAATTTCACACTCAATGGATCATATTTTGGATGTGTGTGTGAAGTAATACTGAGAGGCCCCCCTGCATAATTCAGATCTATAGATGGCACTTTAATAGAAGGTACTATAGAGCCATGTACAGAGAACGTCATTGTATCTATAGATATTGATTCATTTTCTCTATTAAATCGTTTGCATACAGGTCTCAATAACGGCGGTACATCAAAAACAAGTAAAAATTTATCGTCTCTAGCTTTATTAAGTAAAGCCTGATCATTAATTGTTGTATTATTGCCTATCATTTTATTGAATTAAGTTAGTTTGATCATTAGCCCAATTCTTTGGTAAAATAAAATTAGCACGTGAAAACTCTAAACGATCAATAAATTTTATCCCATTTTGATCTTGATCAAATGCAACGTATCCTTCGGGGTTTGTAACCTTTATATCACCATTGGGCATTACCAGGAATGTCCCCATCGCTGCTGAACGCATTATTTCATTATATTTTTGAATAAAAATGTCTTTTATTTGTTTAACATCTCTGATAAAATTCAATAGATGAATGAATATATCTTCATTAGTATTTAATTTGGTAATAAATTTTTCTTTTTCAGCAATTTTTGTTTCTTTCCTCTTTAACTTTTCGATCTCACTATCCATTCTGGAACCGACCCACATTACGAACTCATTGAATGAATATCTCAAATCATTTAAAAATTCTCCTTGTTTAATTTTTGAATTAAGAAATATATTGATCAATTCAGATGTTTTTTTATCTAATAATGCAAAATTAATTAAATTAATATGCGTATTAGCATTTTTTAAAGTTTTATAAACAAAATTTGTTTCAAGTTCTGTCAAGCTAATAGATCCTGCTTTGTTTTCAAATAAAGCATCTATAATATAAGCACTTTTACTTTTTAAGTGTTCAACAGAAATGCCAAATTGTTTGTTTATAAATCGCTGTTTACCATCTTTATCTATACTAGGATCATACTTTGTATGAAATGCAACACCTATATTATATTTCAATAATGTTTTAGCTTCTTTTGAAGACTCAGGAAATGTATATAATATAGTATTGGGCCTAAATCCAATGTATTTCTTATTATCAATAGTATATTTTTGTAATAGCCCAGGCCAAAATAGCATATCACCCTGATATACACCATCAAAATCTACATTTTTGAGTGAGTTAAATGCATTAATTAGTTTGATGACTAATCCTGGGGCATCACTATGATTAGTCTTTATGTCTTTTATACTATATGATAGAAGTGGTTCAGCATTAAATGCACTTTTTGTTGATAAAAAGAATTTGCCTTTAGAATCCCTGCCGCAAACTATTGCGGGTGCACCATCTATTTTTACGGTCATATTAATCTTTCTATCTGACCCACTCTTAAGTATATTCATCAATGATTCAATATATTGAAGTGTTTTAATAGCTCCTTCCTTGCCTTTCTTAAGAATTAATTCATCTAGATGGGTTAAATGCTTGTTGGTCTGGTCGGCATTTTCCATCAACATAAAATAATCTTTAAATTTTTTCATATTCTTTTATTTACCCCATAAATTTCCATCCGGCCGACATCAGGTCACTTAAATCACTATTAAATACAGGAGCTCCTAGGACTATAGGCATATTATCATATGATTCACTTTCATCTTTTAAATTATTATTTTTGAGAGAAGATTTTATCCAATCATAAGGCCTAATTATAGCTGGTTTGTTATTATCGTCTGTGGCAATTATTTCAAAATATTTTGATATTAATTTTTCATGCAATATTAATAACGCCCAGCCCAATGACATAACTCTATCATCATGTTTATCTTGTTTAGCTTTCCATGTGCCATTAGGTGTTCTTACGAAGTCTCTCAGTTCTTCAACAGTAGCCATGTCATTAATCCTCACTGAATCTATTGTATTAATCCAATAACGTTGATTGGTGACATTGTCATATTTTGTATTTGTATGACAAACAACCCCCAAAGGTATATTAGTTCTACTCAATTCTTTATATCCGTGTGAAATTATGTTCTCATACTGAAAATCTTTTCTTAAATTATCAACAACCTGTGCACCACACTTATCTCTCTCAATTAATAATAAAGGTGATCCCCATTGTGTTAATATACTATGTAATTTGCTCGTAAACTCGATAGGTGTAATAGAATTGCTAGCATAAACAGCAACCTGATTGATTGCTCTTAAGTTAGTTAAATCTAGTATTTGTACTATAGTACTATCCTTTCCAGCACCTTCTGCTACGTCAACACCAGCTACATATATTCTACCTTCTTTTGGCAATTCCCATACCTTATAAGCACCATCCATATAAATGTGTTCAGGTTGACTAGTTTTGCTTCTTAAATTATCAAATGTCGTAGCATTAATTGATGATTCGCCTATTTCATCAAATATACACTCAAATTCTCTTAAGAAGTCTTCTGGTGAAGCCAATGACCCCATGGTTTCCTTCTTCCATTTTTCATCACGCCCTGGAACATCATACCAAGGTACTTTCATACTAACCCAATTATTTTCTCCTTTTATAGATCCACTGTATAATTTGTAGAACAACCCGGAAGTATCACGGGGCGTTGATGCCATTATGATCTTTGACTTCTTTGAGTTCGATATAATAGGATATACAGACGCCCAAAAACTATCTAATAGATGGCAATTGTGTGACACAACACCGTTCGACAAATATTTTCCACCATCAACACCCACGACATCATACGCATCGATTTTTTTGTATTTTTTTATACTCTTTACAATTTTAAATCCTTCTAAAGATTTAATTTTTTTATTTCTGCTTGATTTTGCTGTTGTGAAATTACCATTTATACACTGCAATTCGTGGTCTTCACTGCATATGAGCTCAGATGTATCATTAAATATCAATTTAACTGATGATATATTTTTATTCTTAATGACACCCTCAAATGTTTTCCATCCCTCAGCTGTGAGAATTTCCCAGTCTTTGGCATTATTATCTTCCATAAAATTTATAATTCAATTCTGTTACTACCTTATAAGTAAAATTATTTGCATTACACCACTCTTCTGCTGCGCGTTTCTTACTAATAAAATTAAGACTATTTAATTCTGAAGAAGGTTTTATTTCGTATATGATTCTATTTTCTGGATCTGTGAAATCTGTTATATAGACTCGCACATTTTCATTTTCTGTGTATTCAATTCTAGTAAATTCATACTTTAAATTGGGATTTTCTTCATGAAATATTAATTCCCAATTACTCCTGTATTGTATATTGGTTATATGTGATTTTATTCTTTTTGCGCGCTTCCTATTTTCAGATTTGGGTGTCAATTCTCCACTCAGTATCTTTTTTTTCATTGTGTGTGAAATCTTCTCACAGATACCGTTTAATATACGTCTTTCCTTATCGAGTTTTTTGTACTCTTCAGTCCACCTTTTCGCGTTACTTTCACCTATTCTTTGTTTGTTTATTTCAGATAATTTTCTACCTGTCAACGATACTCTTTTATGTTCTCTGGCTTCACTTGTTTGAAGCATCCATGTGCCGCGATCTTTTGCAATTTGAGATAATAATCTATGCTTACAAACTAGCTCGCTACACGTTTTTCCCAAGCTGCGATTTACCATTACTACTTCTTTATGACAAAAGGGGCATTCAAGTTGTTTATTGTCAATTAAATCACACAAAAATTTGCATCTCATAAAAAGTGTAATGTTTTTATACTGTTTTGTATGGTGGTATATAGATTCCACTAATTTAGAATTGAATTTTTGCGAATTTATTTTTGGTACTATAAGTTTTTGTTTTTTAAAAAAATTGATTTTTATCAAAGTTATGGTTTCATTTATCGAATAAAGTGATTCAATATTTTTTATCATAATTTTATTGTTGTGCATTAAAAAAATTAAAAGCTTCTTCTATTGATAAATTTTTAATATCTCCTGTTTTTTTGGATCTTATTTGTATTTGGCTAGTGCCTTCTAAACATTCAATCCAGTCGGCTTCGTCCACAAATAATAAATTTGCTGAACTGCCGCGGCCAGCAGAACCAGTTGTAGTAGTAATGCCTATGCGTGATCCATTAGCCAACTCCATAGACTCTTTACCGTATTCTTTAACACCTGGTTTGAGCCAGTTTGGCAGCTCTTCATATGCAAGACGTATGCGTTTGAAAATTTCTTTCGCGGTACTTTCTTTATTTGCAACAATCAGGATATTCTGATGCTCGTTAAAACAAGCAGTCCAAAGACAATATATAGTAGATATCGTACTTTTACCACTTTGACGTGCAAATAATAATAACGAAAATCGATTATCCCTCATCATACGAAGTGATTTTTTTTGATATGTATGAAGAGGTATTTTTATTTTACCATCATCTGGTGATATGATATGAAAATAATTTTCAGCAAAGTGTAAAATATTTTCACCACATTTTTTAATTTCTTTAATTTCTTCTATACCATAGTCAAACTGGGCGTCGACAGTAGGTAAATTAGGATTATTCAAATAGACTTTTTGTCTGCCCATACATAAATAGTTATCAATATGAACAAAAAAGGTGCACCTACATTTTCAAAGGCCACAGATAAAAAAATCCATCCATATATGTCACCACCAACATTGGCCGGTAAAAATGGCGTATCATCTATGGGTGTACCAACACCCAGTGAAGTTGATTTTTCAAAAAGAAATGAAAATTGCAAACCTTGTGAAAAAATTACAAAAGAAAGCATAAATACATCCAATATGAGTAAATCTATTTTCGACAAATTATTCGAAGACGTAATGAGTGGTGCAGATGATTTAGCTGCAGATGCATCTGATCTCGGTATTGGCTCTGGTGCAAGTGACGACATGGGCGGAGACATGGGCGGAGACGAAGTTACATTTACATTAGATCGCGAAACTGCACAAAAGCTTCTTGATGTTATCGGTTCAGCTATGGGTAGTTCAGAAGATGAAGGTGATTTGGACGGCGAAGGTGGTGAAGAAGGTGAAGAAGGTGAAGGGGGTGAGTTTGGTGAAGAAGGTGAAGGAGAAGAAAAGCTTGCTGGTGAATCAATTGAAGTAGTAGCAGAACCCAAGCCTTTCACTGCAAAGCCCGAAACCCTTCAAAATAAAAATAATAAGGTAAATTCTAAGCATAAACCAGCAGGAGGAAAAGCTCATACAGGTAGTATTGCACCTCTTCAAGCTGAACCAAAAGTATTGGGAGCAAAGCCCGAAACCCTTCAAAATAAAAACAATAAGGTAGCTGGATTTAATACATCAGGCACAATTTTCGGTTCTTAATATTTTTTGAATATATCATAAAGAGACTCTATGAAAATAGAGTCTCTTTTTTTGTTTAAACATAAATATTAATATGTTTCCTACATTTAAGGAATTTTTTTTTGAAAATCGAAAGGGTGAAAGAAACCCCCATCATACAAATATTTTTAAAGGATTTGATGGTAAAACAAAAGGATTTAATATGACTTATCAAGTCAATAAAAGTGAGAATGAATTCGAACAATCTTTGAAAAATTTAAGATCTGGTGCTGCATCATTTTTGGTCGTAACACCCCATATGAAAAATTATCTAGTAAAAAAATATCAACAACATAATTTTCCTACAGAACCGAATCAAAAAGTAGCATTGGGTAGGTCTGGTGATAATACAGATCAAATCTTTTTGTCTTTAAATAATACCGGTCAATATATACTCACAACCCATTAATATGTCTACATATACATGTTATTATTCTGGTGCAGGAAACGGAAGTTTATGTTATGAACTATATGACAAATCTAGACTAGCCCCCGAATTAGAATTAATAAGCAATTCAGCCGAGGAGGCAGTTAATTTATTGGGTCAAAAAATTGAGTATTATATTAATACATATCAACCTGCAAGTGCAGATAATTTATATGGTGAGCAACCCACTATGGTATACCATGGTCCTTATACTATGAAGATGATAATTAACTTGAATGAATCTTCATTAGCATTATCGAAATTTGGCTTTAATGCAGATGATGAAATTACAGGATTTATATCTATTAAAGGTTATAAGAGGATTTTTGAAAATACTTGGATATATGATGGATTAGATCAATCTGTTGAACCAAAAGCAGGTGATGTATTTTGTATGAGTGAATATGGTAGTACTCGACCAGGTGGTAGAGCTGGTAATTATTTTATTATTACCGAAAGGAGAGATCAAGATGTATCTGATATCAATCCACTAGGCGGACATTATGTTTGGCGTATCGCTGCTAAGCGTTTGGAATATTCATTCCAACCAGGCATTTCAGGCGAATCACAAAATGATCAGGTGTACGATGATACATTTGCAGGGTTGTTATCAACAAATATCACAGAAGATCCTTTTGTGGCGGGTGTGCCTTCTTTATATATTGAAAATATATCTGAAGCACAATTTTTTGATGAATTGGGTAATTATATTGCTGATGCTAATGATGGTGTTGATGGTGGTGATGCAAATATAGACTCAAATAATGGAGGAGATTTTTAATATGTCAATACCAGGAATAACACCAACACCAAAAAAAAAATATGCAGGAAGTACAGACGAGGAAAGTAAATTATATTTTGATATGTCTGTAAATAATACTTCAGTATATGGAGGATTTTCTGTAGGCCCAGAAGAAGGAGAAGGTTCTGCAAATGACCAAATATCACCATCTACTCCAATTCCACTTAATGAAGTACAAAAAATAGTAATAAAAAATGTAAACGAAACATTAACAGATTTCTTGCAAAAAGATGTAGATGTTTTACAAGGTGGCGACTTCTAAGAATATAACGGAATATATTTTTTACTTCCATTCACATAACATATCAAATATTCATTATCATCATTATTAGGAGTTGTGATTTTTACTGCAGACGGTGTCATTGTGAATGATGATACTGGATGTGAGGTAGTAGTTGTCACTAATGTTAATTCATTATCAATAGATACTTTTTGATTTCGTTGATCTTCATTGATTGACGAATACCACTTAGCTATAGGCAATATTGTATTTGCATTTTGCACATAATATGTTTTCGCATTGAAGTGATCACGTGAAAATTTGCCTGTAGCAAAATCAGTTTCGGGTGTAAATGGCAATTCACTTTCACTCCATGCATTAGTTTCAGGATCATATGTGTAAGTTTTGCCATCGTATTGTACATCAAAAGTATCTACGAATTTTAAAATTTCAAAATATGTATCCGGTTGTGACCAATTAAAATAACCATAAGGCAATTGAGCAATAAACTTTTGTAAATATGATTTTGAAGTATCTGATAGGTCACAACTTATCATTGCAACATATGAACTTTCATCTGTGCTATCTATTTCTGTTTTTATTGTATAAAAATTTGTTGTATAACATTTAATTATATTATTGTCTCTTACGACTTTTAATTTTACTCCGCCAGCATCTGTTACACTTGTTGAACCCGACGCATTGCATGCACGCAACCAACCAGTGTCATAATGGGTTATATCTTTTATATTATGGGATACGACTACAGTATGTTCTCTAGATTGATTCTGGAGCGTATCGAAAATTGAGGGTGTAAATTTGTGTTGTAAATTATAAAAGATAGCAAAATCTGTAAATGATGAGTCTGTTGTTGCAGTGTAAGGATACTTACTGCCTATATTAATTGGATCTGTATTTGATGACCTTCCATATGAAGCAGAAAGACCGCATAGTGCCGGCAAATATACAGACCCCTCTGGATTATCGGGAGTATCAGTATTATTTCCATATTCTCTGAAAAATCTATTAAAAACATCCAATCTAAAATTATTACTTAAAGACTTATTAAATGATAATAATGTTTTATAGTTGGACGATGAATCGGGAAAGGGATAAGAAGGGGAACTCGGCTGGGGCTCACCGGTGTTTTGTGCCCCCACCATTATATCACCAATTACAATCCCACGTGATGATAAATGTTCACTTGAATTACTACTATTACCACCATTTCTAACCATTTGTTGGACGTCTGCAGGTGCACTAGTGAATGTTGCTGCTGGTACAGCGTTTATGCATGTGAAAAGCATATCTTGAGGGTTTCCTGGTGATCGCTTTAACGTCAATGTATGTGTATTGCCATTTGCTGGGTCAACATATCTTGCTATTACTAGACCATTATCATCATCATCATTATTTTGGGAAAAAAATCTTACTTCATGTAAGTATTTTTTGTAATTTGCTTCTGATATAAATCCTACATTTGATCCTGTATTTTGTGTTGATTTAATATAATCAACCCCACCCACATTTGTTAATGCCCACGAATTTTCTTCAGCGGTATTATAATGATCACTAAAACTGTTGCTGCTGTGTGAGTATCTATACCAAGTATTAAATATTTCTGATTGACTGTATTTGCGGTTACCAGCTGTCAGTGCATTTAATTCCGTCAAAGACGTTACAAATGATCCTTGTTTGAGTGGTTGATAATTATCGACTGTAATATCCCCTGTTGCACTTATATCACCAAAAATAGTCAATTTTTTATTTGGTGCATCAGTACCAATGCCCACATTACCACTTGATGTAATTCGAACTTTCTCTTCAGATGGATTGCTGCTGCCCTCTGCACTACCATTTGCAGTCGAAAATGAAATATAACCACGCAAATCATTAATAGTAGGTTTTGTTTCGTAACCCAATGTGATGTCCGCGGCACCGCCTTTTGTTTTATCATTTGCCCAAGTTCCTGTAATTGCACCCAATGAATCAGTGCCTTGTACATATGGTATTATCCTGAATGAATGTCCAGTGCCAGACAATGCACTAGCTGGATTTGTCATTGTACCTGAAGCGGAATAATATTTCGATACTGAATAGTCATTATTTCCAGCTGCTTTACTGTAATGATAAAAATGCCATGGAGAACGTTGTCCATAAGCACATATGCATGGTGATGTTGTTTCTGAGACTTCAAGGTGAGTAGTCCCACCACTAATATATAATTTACCAGCAGTTCCTTGTTGATCCGTATTAATACCAACATTACCATATTCATTAATATGAAATAATGGTGTTGGTATTTTGCCCACAATAACAGTATTGTTATTTCTGATAGAAAATTTCTGACCAGTTGGCCCCAGGGGATTATTGTATAAATCTAATGTTAAATGATAAAGATCACCAGCCCCAATCTGTCTAATTAATGCATAGTCAGTTGTCAGAGTGACACCAGTGCCCAAATTGCCGAAATATATATATGATCCTGATACTGCAGAAGCCGGTAAAGTACTAAAAAAAGAATGATCTAAATTAGATTGGCCTTCTAGTGCTAATACACCAGAAACTATCTGAAGGTCTGCTTTTGGATTGTTAGTACCTAAACCAACATATCCAGCACTATTAATAACAAAATTAGTACCGCCTACACTACCAACCGCTGATAAAATATTACCGGTGCCCAAATGCTTCAATACTACTCCTGTTTTATTTCCCAGTACTTGAGTAATATCTAAAGCTGGTCGTGTGGGGTCTGCATTATATACACATAAGGCATCTGTTGTCGTAGCTGTTACATTTATTAACTTTGTTGATCCCAATGCAGTAAGATTGCCTAATACAAGTAAATCTTCGTTTACTGTTAAATCCCCATTTACAGTTATATCTGCTGGTGTTGTTGGAGTACCAGCCCATAATGCTGCTGCATTCCAACTTGCTGATTGATCTTTTATTAATGTATATGCTGGCCCTAGATTGTCTGTATGTACAATGCCTCCGGGTAGTTTAGCACTTATCACACCATTATTTGTTAATGTTAAATTATTTTTTAAATAAACACCACCATCATAATTTATAGATAAACTGTTGGATGAATTAACTAAAGAAATATTACTATTTGAGTTTGTTAATACACCACCATTAGTGCCCGATAATACCAATTTGTTGGTAATTTTTGCAGAACCAGTTTCGAATGAACTACTTTTTATTTCATTTCTAGAAGATAATGATCCAGAGAGTACAAAATCACCACGAAACGGTTTTTCAGGCGACGCTATGGGGTCATATGAACTATCAGGCAATCCGGGTGTTGCCGCAGTATGGTGGTTTGACCGGTGTAATTTATCATGAAAACGTGCATTGCCAGACATTGTATCTATTTATGTGTGGTTTTTACTTTTTGTATAAATAGATTAAATGTCTAAGGCCAGTTTAAATTTTACACATATTTCAGCTTTTGATCCTGCAAAAGATATAGTATGGTCATTTTCCTATAAAATAGAAAATACAGGTACTCTACCATTAGATGGTGGATTTACTACCTACTTAGACTTTTCAGTTCCTACTGTTTCAGGTCCTGAAAATACATTAGGTTATAGTAATAACTATAATCCAATTAATAATTCATTCTTAGTAGCTGCATTTGATGTTTATGGCAGTTTTTGTCAGAAGAAAAGTGATACATTTACAACAGGCATTGCTTCTAGGACTCCAAATACATTAACTATTAGGTTATCAACTAATTATACTTATTTAACATCAATACCATTAGCTTCATTTTTTCCATTATCAGCACCTGATTTTCAATCTCTGCGGTTTCAATTAACTAATTTAGGTAATACATTCAATGTATTTTATATGGGTGGTGATTCATATCAAAAAATAACATCTATTGAGACTGGCAAAACATTTGTTGATAGTGAAAAATTATATATTGGCATGTCATGGTCAAGTAATGCATGCACCAGTAAATTAAAAATTAAAGATTTTCACTATCAAGCTCAAAATTAATTAATTTGGTTCATTGCGTATTCAATATCGTAGATATGCTCTTCTACTTTTACATCATGGATCATTGCCGGTGTTCTTTCGACAATATATTTTTGAATAGCCAATGGCTTAATCCATTTATTGGTTTTTTTGATATCAATATTTTGCTCTTTTGCATTCTTTTCAATAAGATCTAATGCTTCGATTAGGCACAACCACCTAGCATATGTAGCTACTGTCATTTTGTGTTCACCAATGCAAATTGTAATATCATTATCTTTGTTCATGTATATTTTTTAACAGGTTTCCTAATAAAATATAAATTAAATCATTGTTTTTTGGTACTAACGTATACAGTAAAGTAATTAAATTATTAATACTATTAATAATAAGACTTATTTTTTTAAGATCCAAATCTTTATTTTTTGTGAAATAATTTTGAATCAATATAAAAAATTCTTTAAGTTGCTCTTCTTCTGTGTTTGAATATCTAGAAATAGATCTAGCTTCGCGATATTGTTCGTATGACTTATAGTCAACCTGAATCAAATATTTTTCAAAAATATCTAAAAGATTGTCTTTTGTTATATTTGATTTTGATGTCGCGAATGAATCCCCATTTTTAATATCACAATTTTTTAATTCATCAGATAAAAATTCATTCATTTTTACTTATTGTTTTTTGATAAACCAAATCAAATGCATTATTTGATTTCTCTAAATTAATCGGTTCTGTTTGTAGAAATGATTTAAAATCTAAATCAACTTTCACATTTTTGCTGCATTCCAAACATCTATATGAATTATCTTGATCAAGTCTAATTGGAATAAAATTTTTAATTGCTTTATCACAGGGACATGTCAATTCACAACCTTGTTTAGACAATTCTTTTATTTTTTCTAGATCTATTTTTGACATCATAAATGTCACAACGTTTCTATACACATTATAGAATAATATTTGCATTAATGTCGCAAATAAAAATATTTTAGCAAAACCATATGCATTTGTCGAAAATGCAAAGCTTAATATACTAGATATAGCAAATAAAGTAACTAGAGACTTTACTATCATTCTTGTATTTTATATCAAAATGATAATTTATCAAGATATTTTATAATGTCTTGTGCAAAAATTGCATTTATTTTATTAATACGATCAATAAGCTTTTGGGATATCATTTTTTTTGATTCAGAAGCCAAATCTGATTTTGAATATTCATTAATACGATCTGCAAGATTTTTTAAATCTACAATATAATTTGCAATTTGTGGAATTATTACAGAAGTCTGAAATTGATGAGGCAAAATCATAGGTGTTTCTGTTGGTTGCGCAAGTGTATCTACCCCAGCATCTTTTGATCCGGGTCCAATACCAGAAATATTTCGTTCCGGATCTGTTATTGTAGCATCTTCACGAAAAAAGTGGTTCCTCACATTTTTATTTATGCATATTAACATAAATATATGCATGATTAATCTATTTGAAAAGGCATTCAAGTTAACATTATCGGAAGATAACGGTGTAGATTTGCCTGCTGACCCTGAAAATATGTCTGACTCTGATGCCATGGCATCGACATTAGATGTGGGCACAGAACCAAGTGATTATGATATCGAAGCAGGAACACAACAAGCGTCGATTGCTGCTGCAAGAGCTAATGCAGCTATGATTGAAAAGTTACATGGCTGGATATCTAAAATTGAAGAATTTACAACATTTTTAAATGGTCAAAACCCAGAATCTATTCAATCCCAATTATCTAAAGCCCATGAAAAAAGTTTGTTTGGATCTATTAAAACAGCAGAAACAAAGAAGATTGCGTTAGTTGCACGTGAATTAGCAGGATTCAAAGAAATGTTAAATGGTTATGTAGCATCATCTTCAGATCCAAAATACAAAGGTGTTTAATAAACTGACTTAAGTCTTATTTCAGCTGATATCCCTTCATATGAATATTTTTTAATGAAATCACGCGGTATTTCATTAATATTCAATTGAATTGCAAGATCATTAAAGTCTTTAATTTTTTTACCAATTGATTCGGGCCATATAAAAAGTTTATGGCCTTGTTTTGCAAGAATATGGCTTTTTTTTCTAGCGGCTTCATCAATCCATTGTGAATCTAATACCCAAATAAAATTCCTACAAATTAAATTGTTTATTTGGTCTTGTTGTTTTTGAGAAAATAACCGCTCTGATGAATCTTGAATACCTGCTACAGCTATTCCATTTTTAACAAAGCACGAATTTAATGGCCCCTCAAATATAAAAATATTATCATCATCTGATATTTGATCTAAATTGAATAATGTTTTCTCACTATTAATTTTTGATATATAACGAGGCTTAATCTTATTGTCCGCAGCTAATATTGTTCTTGTTTGATAATGCACTATTTTTTTATTAACATCAAAAAAAGGAATCACCAATCTATTCTTATGCACAGGGTCTGATAAAGAAATATATAAAGCTTTGGGTCGATTACAAGCAGTATCTAATTTACGCGCCTTTATAAATTCTAATGCTCTTTGCACAACAATTTCATCTTTAAAATAATTTATTTGTTCATGATCGAATAAATTAATACAATCATCTGGTAATGTATTTGATGTAGTTAATTCTTTATTTTCAGTGACTGTTAATTCTTCAATTGTTGTGGAATAATTTTCTAATTCATTTTTTATATCAATAAAATTCATCCGGGAAACTTCTTGTATCCAAGATAATGGTGTGGAGCTCCAACCACAATTATGACAATATATATTGTTATTTTTTGGTATGTAATAACAACGTTGTTTTTTTAGCCATGATTTACCTTCACGACAAATAGGACACGATCCAACAAATGTTTTATTAAAACGATTGTGTTTTGGTGCCCCCGCGTATTGTAAAAATTTCTGAATAATATATTCTTCAGGCAATACGATCATGCATAATGATATGCAAATTAATTAAATTTGCACGTATGGGAAATATCTTCTCTTGTGGATGCATCTAAAATCTTAACCAGACCTCTACGAATAAATGATCCTGATGCTGGATCATACCAATGGGCTTCTACGAAAATTTTATCTCCATTTACACGCTCAACAATACGTGGTGTCACAGATTGACCAGAAATAGGAGAAGCGATTTTGTTTGGCTGTACGAAGTCCATATTACTATTTATATTTTTCGTTGTACATATATTGATCTTTTAAAAAAATATACATATCTTTGGGCAATACTTCCACCAATTCTACAATATTATTTCGCTTTCCTAAATTGAATTGTTCTTTACTAATATAATGATTATTGATATCAGGTATAGAAAGAAATTTATACTCTGTCATTGATGATTGAATATAAACAAACATTTTTCCTTTATGGTCACCAGATAATATAGCAAATACTGTTCCCTTTTTAGGATTAAAACATATCTGTGTTATTATTTTGCATGAAAAATCTATTAATGGCTGTAGAAAGGGAATCTGCATCTTGTTGTGTTTTTGCGTGAATTAAATTTATTAAATTACCATCCATATCATACCCAAGAACAATAAAACTATTTAAAAATTCTTCTAGTGTGCTCATTACTGCTTCTTTATTTGAAAGAGCTGTTCTAGTCCTGTGATCTAAGTCAGCTTTTAATGCTTCTTTTAATAAATTGCGAATTTGCTCTTTTGAAATTTTTTCAATTTCAGAATCTGTATTCTTTTTTTTCTTATTTTTTTGTTGATCATCTGCGTGATCGCCCATCATAGATTTATTTAATCTTTTTAACATAATATGGGCTGTTTTCATCTATGGGTTGTATGTTTTTATCATTTAAATAGGATACAATAACTTCAATAGATTCAGTAGAAATAGAATAGTTTTTAGGAAATAAAATGCCACCGTCATTCAATTCAAAATAAATTTCACCAATGAATAATTTATTTGTATAACATGTTACAAATATAGAAGCCTTGCCGGGATCTACTAAAACAGTCCATCGGCGTGGATCATGAATACCATAATTTTGAAAAATACGTATTACACTGAATCCACTATCGCGAAGACGTTTGATAAAATAACCAGGAGTAGAAATTTTATTTTGTTGACGCTTATTCATTTTTTATATGTAGATTTAATTTTAATTAAATCACTTTAGCGGTAGTTATATATTTCAAATAATAACCTGGTTCAGTAATATCTAAACACAATATTCCTTTTGTTGTATTAATTTTAAATTCTAATTCTGCGGTGCGTAATGTAGATATACTTCTCAATACATCAAACAAAAATGGCATTGGTTTAGTCATTGCAACACCTTGATATGTTTCAGCTAATACTGTAGAAAAACTATCAACATTGTGTTTGCTTTTATCCGTTAATTCACAATGAATCTCACCATTTTCTGAATAAAAATAAATTTTTTCACTATTATTAAATGTACTGCTCTTTAGAAGATCTTGAAATACATTAATAGGCACTTTGAATTCAACATCAAAATCAAATGATTGAATCTTTGATAGTGATAAACCAACCGGAGAAATAATACCATCTTCTAAAAGATGGTATTTAAACTTAATTTTTGGTGATTTATATTCTAAATTATTAGAATTTATTTTAATATCAAATGATTCATCGTTAATACAATCAAATGCTTTAACAAATTTTTTAACATCAGGTACATTCAACAAAACAGAATCAGAGCCATCTAATGAGATATTTTCACACTTAGCATACAATATGCTATTATTATCCGGTGTCTTATTTAATGAATAAATTTCATTGGTTTTAACTGTCAGAATTGCTAAGTCTGACAGTCTTGAAATAGGTGTTAAAAAATTATTACAAAAGCTAGTTTTGTTTTTAATAGACAAAATCATTTTTATATATTAAAGCTGTTCTATTTTTTGCAATCGAATATCAATATCATTTAATTTATTTTCAATATTTCTGAGAATATTATATATTTTTTCATTATCAGCAGAATTATTGAAATTGAATTCTAATTGTCCTGGATTATCAGTTGTTGTTGGTTGTATATGAACTTGTGGTGGTGCTGGTGGTGGAATTCTGGTTTGAGAGTATACATCTGTTGGGTGTATTTTATTTGATAAAATATTTGTAGCTAATGCTTTAAATTCACTACTTTTGGGTTTTAAATGTTGTGAATGTCCGACAATATTTTTATCAAGCTTTAAAATCTCTCCATAGGTTTGACCTATGAAGCTTGTCAGCATATTATTAATATCTTCTTCCATTATTCAAGACCCTTTAAAAGTTCTTTAACTGTATCGTCATCTAGAATATCATCATTGGCATCTGATTTAACAGAAGATGTAGTTGTTTTAGTAACGGTTGTTGGTTCTGATAATACAGGATCTGGTTCTTGTGTGATTGGAGCAAGTGCAGAAGATGTAGTACCTTGGCACAGGAAATGTTCGTTCCACAATTCACGCAGTTCATCTGCTGTCTTAATTCCTACGATCTTTTTCAAATCATGAATTGAATCATATAATTCTCTTTGTTTAGATTCAGTCAAACCTAGGTCCTGTGGTGTTGTAAAACGTGATGAAACGTAAGATGGATATTCACCCTGCTTTTCAACTTTAATCTTTAAATTAACACCTTCTTTTGACAAATCAAAAATGCGGGGCCCAAATTCTGAAGCATCTTCACCATCAATTGCTTCATCAATAATCTTCGCCAATTGACGACCATAACGAATAATTTTTACTGAACCATTATTTGTTGGATTTGTGGGGTCATCAATAACATATGCATTGACCATCCACTTTTCTGACCTATTAATCTTCTCTGCTTTCTTTTTTTCGGCATCCGTACCTAAACGCAAAATACGATATCTCTCTTCTTGAATAGGATCGCGTTCGTTAAATGATTGAAGTGATACTGCCGACACAAATTGTCCTGTTGCGAATGATTGCCATCCATTTAGGAAATAATGAAAAAATGTATTTTCTGGTGATTTTGAATTTGGCAATAGACGCACTGTATAAGTCTTACCTACTTCTAGCTTCATAATATCTTTATAAGATGAACCACCTGTATCATCTTTTGCTAGTGCATTCTTAATTGATTGGAACATTGATGTTGTATACATATTTTATATTTTTAATGGGTTTCGTTTGTTATTTTTTTTAATCCTTCTTTAATTAATAATTTGCATTTTTTCGATGAAAAAAACCGATTTTTATATATTTGTATATTCTCGTGTATATTTTCACCAAACATAAATTTCAATAAATCTTGATCTTCATGTCTAATATAGTTTAGTGTATTTGGTATTTCTATCAAGACATAAGTGTGTAATTTTCTTTCTTTCCAATGTACTAAAAATGATTTTGTTTGTCCTGATATATGATCAGCATAAGAATTTAATGTTAAATTATTTTCAATTAAAAAAGTCTTTAAAAATTTTAAACTAGACACTATCTTGTTAAGAATGTCATCGGAATCAGGGTCATGATCAGACTCTTTTGAGATATACAATGTATATGCTTTGATAGCACGCTGTGATGTGTAATATTGCAAATCAAAAAAATCATTTTTGCCGTATAATTCATACGGTGCCTTAAAGAAATCAGTAATATTGATATTAGTAAATTTTGTCAAGAGTCGTGCAATACGCTTAACAAAAACAACAATATTTGGTTCTATGTCATCAAAATTTTTTCGTAATCGATACGGTTTATCTTTCGTCTGTCTAGATACTTTTAAATATTCATTGTATATAGACTGCTCAAAATTGTTTAACATTATTAGCTATAATAACCTTACCTTCTCTTGAATTCAAGAACTTACTGATATATTTGCTCTTAGAGAGAGAAGGATCAAAATCAATAAACAATTTGAATAATTCATAATCAGTATCTATAGATACTAATTTTTTTAAAATTTGTTTATATGTTGGTGTTTTTAGGAGAAGTAAAAAAATATTTGGTAAATTTAATTTTTTCCCAGAAAGTAAGCATATTAGTGAGCAGAAGCACAAAAAATTGTGTTCAATTTCTCTTCGTTCGATTGCAATATTTGTTACCATAATTGTTGTAAAGTTTTCGTGAATTCAATAAATTTTGTTGTTAGATTACCACCGGCTGTTCTCATAGTGCCCCCACCCTCTGTTAATTTTTCAGCAATTAAATGCAGCGGTGCATCTGATTCTTTACTTTGGTGCATATATACTGTCTTTTGTGTCATATTGACAATCATTACTATATCTACATCATAGACTGAAATAATATGTTCTGAAATTTCTGGAAAATGTGAATCTGCAAATGTAGCAACTACACTATAACGTTTTCCTTTAACTGGTATAATGCCTTTGAATATATCTAATTCAGATATTGTTTTAACAATTTTCTTTTTATGCAATTCAATATTATTTTTTTGTTGATTATCAAATCCCACAAACCCCCTATCAAAGGTTTGTGCAAATCTTTCTACGCGATTACCGTTATGTGCTGACCAATACAATGCATTCAATCCATATGAATCTGGTTCAATTTTACCTGCAACATAATTATCGATTAAACTAATTAATTTGATTTGATGTGGTGTTAATATTTTAACTAATTGATCTTTGAATAACCTGAATATAAGGCGCGTAGTAGAACTGGTTTCTGTTATAGCTGTTTTTGCATCTGTATATAAATGTTTTCTCTCAAAATGTGATTTATGTGTATCTATAATTACACAATCAGGGCGGTCAGCAATATCTAGGCTTTTCGAAAGATCTATAGATGTAATATAAATCTTGTTGTATTTTGTTGCAGATGAATCTAATAGCCATTGATGAAAATCATCTCTGAATTTTCTGGGAGTAGAATAATGGACTTCGAGATCTGTTTTCTTAAGCCATTTAAGCAAAAGGTAGCAACCCGCACCATCTAAACCATAATTTGTCCATACGACTTCTCTACTCATGAGTATGAGTATATATAGTCAATATGGAATATTTTGTCAACTATTTGATAATGACGCCAATAAATCTCGTGCAGATTCAGAAGACTCTACCATAGTTGCCAATTCTGCATCTTCTGTGAGTGTCAATGTCGAATAATCTATTTTAAATGCAGATGAACCAAAGTTAGGCCCAAAGCGATTTTTCATCATAGCTATGCGCATAATACCCTGTTCTGCATCTTCTTCTAATTGATAGACTGATGCAATAAAATCACCTGTTGTTGCCAATCCGTAACTTTCAGATAATGATTGCATAGTTGGTTCTGCAACATCGTATCCGGATCTATTCAATTGTGTTGCTGTAATAAATGGACAATTATATACGTATGATAATGCTCTAGTTTGTTCAGATAAATGTTTAACTTTTTCATATGAATTATTGCCATATGTAGTGTGCAATAAATTCAAATAATCTAAGACAACAGCATCAACAAATATGCCTTTATTTCTTAACGTTTTAATAAAAGATGATAACTGATTCGGTGTGATAGTAGATGGAGGAAATTCTTTAATTAAAATACGACCCCGCGGATTTCTTTCTTTAATTTCCTCTAACGCATTTTGTAATGTTATTGATTCTTCTCTTAATGTTCGTACAGGTATTTTAGTAGCAGAAGATGCAATACGTTTTGCATACATTATTTCCGACATCTCCAATGTAACTAATAAAACTGTCTTGCCTTGTTCTGCAATATTTTTTGCTATGTTGCCAAGAACAATACTCTTACCAACATTTGCCTGACCAGCAAATATATATAACGCTCTGCCATTTTGCATGAACCCACCATTTAACTTTTCATCAACCCACTCCCATTTTGAAGGAATAACCGGTTCATCAGAATTCAATTCTTTGATGAGTTTTTCAGGATTATGATAAAGATCTAATCCTATATCTGTTGTCAAATTGATGTTGCAAGTCTTTTCGAATTGATCCAATACCCATGATGTATCAGCTTTACCTTGTTGTAATTTATCTGCCACATCAAGCATGGTTTTATATACAGCTCGTTCTTTTAAGTACCGTTCTGTATTTTTGATTAATTCATCATGATTATAATTTTTATCTAAAGATTGAATCATCAACAACACATTCTTAAATGAATCTTTCAATTCATGTGTCGTGAGATAATTTTTTAATTCAGATAGATTCGGTAGACAGTCTCTTTTTTCAAAATATTCTTTAACTAATAAAAACATTGCTTTAATGTCTTTATCTTTAAAGTAGTCTGGGTCAGTACTGTCTACTACAGAAGAAAAATATTCTTCATCTGTAATCATTTTGAGACAAAATATTTTCTCAAAATGATCTAAATCAATTTTATCCATGCTCTATATTATTTGGTCTCGTTTCGTTTTACACCGTATTCTTTAATAAAATTTTCATTGCTAGCTTTCCATGTTGGGTTCTCTACTGAGAATAACCCGGGGGAACGGTGAATAACATTAATAGGATAAACACCAATTTTTAATTTCTTTTTATTAGCATCAATAGATGATGAAATATCATAATGATGGAATGTATAATTTTCGTTGAAATTAAAATTGACTTCTTTCGCTTTGGGTTGATATACTGCGAATAATAGCCCATCAATGATTACTACTCTAGATGGTGATGGTCCAAAATTTGTAACCATCATTTGTTTTTCATTCACTGGGTGTGCCACAAAACCTCGATGATCTTTACGATCAGTCATAAGATGCCAAAGGTTGATGCCGCCAATACGTGGATTTAGACCTCCTGCTAACCCAACAATATCATATTCTAAATTTTTTGCCTCATTTAGCTTTTGTAATAATCGTGCATCATCAATATATACATCATCATGAACAAATACAATCCACTCATATTGGCTATATTTTGCGTCATTTAATATGGTGTTATATTGTTTTGACAAACCTTCTTTATTTTGATAAAAAACTTCTAATTCAAAATCCTTATTTAAATTGCAGTCATGATATGATTTGTATATATCGGTATTTTGGAAAAGATGTTTATTCTTTTGTGTGCATGTAACGATTAAATTTTTCATAATGTAAAAAAAGGTGATGTGTTTTTGAAATTGCCTACGATTTCTAATTTATTTGTTGCCTTATATAAGGTACCCTCTTCAAGCTCAAACCAATTTTTTGATTGTATTGAACAAAAGTCTCCTTTTTCATTAGCAAAAAGAGTACTGCCTTGACGTGCTAAAAATATATTGCCTGTTTTTTCATTAAAAATCCACAACCCAAATGTACCTTCAAGCAAGGAAAGTGATTCACAAATAATTTCTACTTCTGTTTTATCTGGTGTTTGTGTCTCTAATGCATGAAATAGGTGTGGTATATTACTTGAATCAACAGGATTTTTATTCCATGCACAATATTTTTTATTGATTTCTTTGTAGTTTGTCAAAACACCGTTGTGAGCAACTACCCAGTTATGTGCAACAAATGGGTGTGAGGTAGCTACATCATGTTCCCTTTGTGACGAAGTAGGTGCTTGACTATGTCCTAGATAGTGAGTGATATTTTTATTTTTACATGCGGGAAATCTTTGTTCTGGATTTAATTTATCCATGCTATTAGGATGTCCTTTAAGCCTTAAAATAAAAGCTGATCTTTTTTTATGTTCTAGAAAGACAAATGATGATGCAAATGAACCTCTATCTTTTGTTGCATCATGCAAAATATCAAACAGATTTCTATTTGTTGATCCATAGATTGCACACATAATATGTTTCATATTACATATAAATTTTAATAAATCAATAAATATTTTCATGTCTATTTTAAAATCACCGGGTTGG